CTTGTTGTAAATGTTGGTTTGGGTAATGGATCAACACAAGAGCGTATGCAGTATTTAGGTATGATTGCAAATAAGCAAGAACAAATCCTACAGACATTAGGTATAACCAACCCCTTAGTTGATATGACACAATATAGAAACACTATGTCAAAAATGGTTGAGTTAGCTGGATTTAAAGACGCTGCATTATTCTTTAAAGAAGTGCCACCTATGACACCAGAACAACAAGCCGCTATGCAACAGAAAAAACCTGATCCAGCAGAGCAGTTAATCCAAGTGCAAATTAAAGAAATAGAAGCGAATATGGCTAAAGCTGCTGCAAGAATACAGTTAGATACTGAGGAAATGAAACGAAAAGATGACTTGGAAAGGGATAAGTTAGACTCGGATATTGTCTTAAAAGCAGCTGAAATAGAAGCAAAATATGGAACTCAAGTGGAAACAACTGTTATTAGAGCTTTAGTGGAAAGGGATAGAGAGCAAATGAAAACACAACAAAGATTAATTAGTGAAATAGGAAGGGTTAGACAATGAGTGAACAAGAAGTAGAAGATCTAATATTATTTGGAAAAAATGCAAAACGCATTTTAGAAGATCCAATTTTTATTCAAGTTATGCAGACTGTAAGAGATGATATTCATTTATCCTGGTCGCAAACTAATCCTAGTGATTCAGAAGATAGAGAACAATATTACAATCTTTTGAAAAGTATGGATTTACTTGAAGAAAAACTTTGGGCGGTTGCTGATAACGCTCAAATTATAAAAATTAAATCAGACAAGTTTGTAAACAAACAAAAAGGAGTTTAATATGAACCAAGCGACACCCCAAATAACGGAATCGCCAGACATTGAAAAGACTACGATAGACAAGGTTGGCGATATTTTGGAACGGATTGAAAAAGCCGAGAACCCAGAATTAGAACAACAACAGTTAGACGAACAACCACAACAGGAAGCCGAGTCTAGCGAGGGTTATGAGGAAGAAATTGTAGATGAACCTTCTGAAGTTGAAGAAGCTGAAGAAGTTGAATTTACAGAAGAAGAATCAGATCCCGAACTGTATGAAGATGAACACACCGATAATGAATCGGAATCGGACTTTGATGAAAATTTTTACACCGTTAAGGTTAATGGCGTAGAAGAACAAGTAACCGAAGAAGAATTATTAAATGGTTATTCAAGGACAGCAGACTATACGAAAAAAAGTCAAAGACTTGCTGAAGATAAAAAAACATTTGAATCTGAAAGACAAGATTTTGATTTTGAGCGTAATAAAGTTATAGAGGAGCGAAATACATACTCTACACTTTTAACACAAATGGAAGAACAACTTAATCAATTCAGCCAAGTGCCTGAACCTGATTGGGATTCACTTTACCAACAAGATCCTGTTGCCGCAAGTAGAGAGCAACATGATTGGAATAAAGCTAAACAAGTTCAACAAGAAAAGCTACAAGCTGTAGCTGAAGAAAAACAGAGATTAGCAAATGAAGAATACCAGGATAACTTACAGCAATACCAAAAAATATTGCATGAGGAATCTGCAAAACTTCCAGAGCTAATTCCTGAATGGTCGAATGAAGATGTAGCTACTAAAGGACGAATTGAGCTTAAAGAATATTTAGTTAAGCAAGGTGTAACTCCTGAAGAATTAAACGGATTGGTAAAAGCAAATCATGTAGCTATTTTATATAAAGCTATGCAATTTGATAAAGGTAAGAACAAAACCGCAAAAAGAAGAACACAACAAACCAAAAATAATGGGACAAAAGTTCTTAAAAGCGGAAACAGAAAGCCACCAAAGGCAGTTAAAAGTGATAAGTATAAAAAGGCAACCTCTAGATTAAAAAAAGGTGGTAAATGGCAAGACGCACATCAAGCCGTTACCATGTTGTTAAACGAATAATTATTTTATAAAGGAATAAAGATATGGCTATTATAGCAAATACATATACTAGATATTCTGTAGTGGGTATTCGCGAAGAATTATCCAACATCATTTATAACATTAGTCCTGAAGAAACACCGTTTCAATCTAACGGTGGCAGAGAAACAGCTAAAAATACATTCTTTGAATGGCAAACTGATTCCCTAGCAGCAGCAGCGACTAATTACCAAATTGACGGTGATGATGTTACTTCTTTCCCAGCGACTACTGCGACTACAAGACTAGGAAATTACACAAACATTTCAAGAAAGCTAGTAATTCTAGCTGATAACTTACAAGAGATTGACGAAGCTGGTAGAACTTCAGAACTTGCTTACCAACTAACTAAAATGGGACAAGAGCTGAAAAGAGATCAGGAAGCAACTCTTTTAGCAAACCAAGCTGCCGTAGGCGGTGGAACTGGAACAGCAAGAAAAACTGCTGGACTTCCGGCATGGCTAAAAACAAACTCAGACAGAGGAACAGGCGGAACTGATCCGACAGTTTCCGGTGGTGTTGTTAATGCCGCTGCTGGTGATGCAACTGCTGGTAACATGAGAGCTTTTACAATAGATATTTTAAATACTGTTATTGAAAAAGTATGGACGCAAGGCGGCACACCAAAAATGCTTATGGTTGGCCCTCACAACAAAACTGTTGTGTCTGGTTTCTCAGGTATTGCAGCTAATAGGTATGAAGTTAAAAAACCTGAAGCTGGAGTTATCATTGGTGCTGCTGATATTTATGTATCAGATTTCGGCTCAATTAACATTGTGCCTAACAGATTCCAGAGAGAAAGGGACGGATATGTCCTAGATCCTGAGTTTTATGCAACCACTTTCCTAAGACCAATTAGAGTGATTGATCTTGCGAAAACCGGTGATGCTGAAAAGCGCATGGTATTAAGTGAATATGGATTGAAAGTTAAGAACGAAGCTGCTCTTGGAGTATGCGCTGACTTAACAACTTCATAAGTTATTTAATCAGTAATAAAGGAGTGGCGGTTTTAGGCCGCCACTTCAAACAAAATGACAGAAAAGAAAAGATTAATAAGTTTCGATAATGTAAGTAAGATTTCTAATAATTTTACTTTTGAAGAAGATACATCTGGAGAAGGCAAACATGATTTTGTTCTTTCGAGAGAGCAAGATGTTAGCGATATTTTAAAAGAAAACAGAGATCAATTTAACGAAACTGATAAAAGAACACCATACGGAGCTATGTCTAAGGTGGCATCAATTCCTATGGTTGTGTATTACGATTTAAAAGAGAAGGGAATTTTAGATGATCAAAAGGCATTAAAAAAATGGCTTAATGATCCAGATAACAAAGCATTTAGAACAAGGGAAGGAACTGTTTAATGGCAATAACTAATTATACAGAATTAAAGTCATCATTAGCAGATTGGTTAAATAGATCTGATTTAACAACAGTTATCCCAGATTTTATTACATTAGCAGAATCACAATTTAATAGAGAAATACGCAATAGAAAAATGATTAAAAGGGCAACAGCTACTATTGATTCGCAATATAGTGCTGTCCCTAGTGATTGGTTACAGACAGTAGATTTTGTGGTCGAAGCAAATCCTGTTGTAACTTTAGATTTTATAACAAATGAGCAACTTGATAAGTATAGAGCAAAATATACTACAGGCGGCACACCAAAATTTTACACAATAGTAGGACAGGAATTAGAGGTTTTACCCGTTCCTGATACAGCAACCTTAACAGGCGAAATAACATACTATAGTAAAATCCCAGCTTTATCAGGAACTAATGCTACTAATTGGCTTTTAAATAGTAGCCCTGATATTTACCTATACGGAACATTAATGCAATCAGCTCCTTACCTGGTAGATGATGCAAGATTGCCTGTATGGGCTAGTATATATCAGAAATTAGTTGGGGATCTAGCAATCGCAGACCAAAAGGCAAGAGTAGGCGATTCAACTTTAACAATGAAAGCAACCGCATTACAATAAGGAGATTAAAAAATGAGTTTTAGCGATTATTTGGAAAACAAAATTCTTGCCCACACTTTTTCAGGAACAACCTTTACTCCTGCTTCCACACTTTATTTGGCTCTATATACTGTAGCACCAAATGATGCTGGTGGTGGTGGAACTGAAGTTTCAACTTCTGGAACAGGGTATGCAAGACAAACTGTAGCATTTACCACTACAGGCGCACAATCGAGTAACACTTCTGCTGTAGAGTACGCAACAGCAACAGCAAGTTATGGAACAGTCGTAGCTATTGGAGTTTTAGACGCTTCAACAAGTGGTAACTTATACGCAGTAGGAACATTATCTGTATCGAAAGCAATTTCAACAGGAGATGTATTTAGAGTTCCCGCTGGTGATTTAGATATTGATTTAACATAAGGACATAAATGCCTACAAGAGATTATAGTCAAGGAGTATTCGGTAATAATGAGTTTGGTGTTTGGGGTTACTCAGATGCTAGTGCTACTATTACTGCGACTTCAGGTTTTAACCAAAGGGCTATTAGAACTTACGGGCAAGGTAATTATGGTTCAAATCTTTTTGGGAAATGGGGTTATACCGAAAGTGGTGCAATTTCTATTTCTTCAGCATCAAGTCTAAGTTTAACGGCAGCCGTTCCTGTAGATACTTATTCGTCTGGCGAATATGGCTATGGAAACTACTCAGCCGGAACTATACGAGATGCAAGTGTTACTGTTAATGCCGTTGCAACTGTATCAGCTACAGCTGGTTATGTTGCAAGTGGTTCAGCAGTATCAACAGGGCAATCAAGTATTACAATCACACCTCAAGTAGTAAGAGGTGGAATAATACCAGCCCAAGCAACTTCTTCATTAACAGTCGTTGGAAATGTTACTTTCACAGGATTACCAAATCCAATTCAAGGAGTAGCAACTGTAACGACTGTATATAATAGAATAGTGTTTATAGATGTTTCAAATATATCAGCCCAATCATCTACAAACTTTAGTGCAAGATATAAATGGGTTGATGAACCAAACGCTTCTACAACATGGACTGAAGTCTATAAGGTAGCGGCATAACTTTTAAGGAGTAAATGCAAATGGCAGATACAACAACAACAAATCTGAGTTTGACTAAACCAGAAGTCGGTGCTTCTACGGACACATGGGGAACTAAATTAAATACTGATTTAGACTCTATTGATGCTCTTTTCGCCGCAGCTGGTTCAGGAACTTCAGTTGGACTGCAAGTCGGTTCAGGAAAAACTTTAAGTGTAGGCGGAACGCTAGTAGGTAGCGGAACTGTTACACTTGATTCTGCGGCCATATCAGCCGCTAGTGCAACAATTTCTGATTTAGGAACTGTAACAACAGTTGATCTAAATGGCGGCACGATTGACGGAGTAACTATTGGTGGAACTACCGCTGGTGCTATTACAGCCACAAACTTAACAGGAACAGGAACTATTAATTTTAATGGTGCTACTGTTTCTGATCTAGGAACTGTAACTACCGCAAATATTGACGGTGGAACTGTTGACGGAACAACAATAGGTGGTTCTGTAGCTGGTGCAGTTACAGCCACAACTTTAAAATCAACAAGTGCTAGAGAAACAAAATCAGCAGTTACACAAAGCACAGGCACACTAACTTTAGATTGTGCTACTGCAAATGTGTTCGAGTTTACACCCTCACAAAATATAACAACATTAACTATAAGTAATGTTCCAACTTCAGGTGATGCTTACGCTATGGTTCTGAAAATAGGTGGTTCTGCTCATGCTATAACATGGGGGGCAGCCGTT